CGCACGCCCTTCGGTTGTCCTATTCCACTCGCCTCGATGACGAACTTACCATCTGGAGACAGAAGCGCAACGTGTATGACATCGCCGTGTGAGAACCATGAAATCACCCGACTGATCCAGTCAGACGAACCTCTCAAGAACAAAAGCTTTGCCGTAGTCATGTTAGACATAAGTCAGTAGTGAGCGATCGTTCCAGACCTTATTGAACTGCGCATTGCCGCCAGCCCACTGCTCCGTAACGTCACCGCCATCATCGATAATCAAACGACGAACGCGCCAAACTTGGGCGTCTTCAAGCGCACCCGGCGCAGCCTCGCCCTTGTACAAGGTATTCTCGTCAATCCAATCAACGCGTTTCGCATAAACCATTTCTTCCTCCGCAACGCCTGGAGGTCCGGGCGGGCCTTGCACGCTCTCTGAGACGATTTTTGTTTCAATCGTTTCAGACACCAAGTTTGTGAATGATTCGTTTGATACCTGCTGGACTGTTGTATTTTCAGTTTCGATAACGCTTGAAACCGTTTCGACAATCACGCTAACGACATCGACAACGCTGGAAACAATAGTGTCAGACATGAGTAACGCCTGGAGAGACCGTTACCTTGCCCTCGTATAGTCGAGTAGCCTCACCGGACGCGTTCGTCAAAACGAGGTCGTAGACGGCGCTCTTAAAGGTCAGCCCACCGGTTTGTTCATCCGTCAATGTCAATTCCACTACGCCAGCCGCAGGCGTGATAACAATTCGCGCGTTGGCGGTACTGAGTTCGAGCAAAACCGTCGCTGAGGCGACAGACTCACGAACCTGCATTGCGGCAGTGTAGCCAGTCAAATTGATCGCTTTTCCGTTCTTGTCCTGCCACGAAAAGCGCCACTTGAATGTCGAATACTGCTCAATGATCAGACTTTTTTTGACTGCGGCCATTTTGCTTACCCACTTTAGATAGAACATCCTAACTCAAGACTTAGGATAAGTCAAGTCAGTTGTGACTTATTACACCACTGGCGTTGGCTCTGGTTCTGGCGCCGGTTCTGGAATGACCGCATCTCTGATCTGCGCATAATGCAAATAGGCAGAAAAAAGCAAGATATAAATTTCACCCATCGTCACTGTCGATCCTGTAGGCAACAAAGTCAGGGGGTCGTAAACGTCAATGATATTTTCCGGAGCGAAATCCATTTTTAAGGGAGCATCCGGTTGGTCGCGCAAGATGTTTTCCCCTAGAGTGGTAATTCGCTCTTCCGTGAATGTCACGGTTGGTGTTTTATCGTAGGGGTTGTTAATTTCGACAAGGCGACAACGTTGATAACTTTCGCCAGTTAATGCTGTTTGCTTGTAATTTGACATTTCAATTCTTCATTAATTGCTGCGTGGGCCTATGTGCCATCGGTAAATGACATTGCTATGGATGAGGATAAAATCATTGGGATGTTGGCAGTATATGGACTGCCAGCATCTAGTTGGACTATCCTTTTCATTGAAATTTTCACTTGCGTTGACGAACAAGATACGCCCATATATTCGTATCCATAGTATTTCCACACTCCCGTATTATTGGCTATAAGAATCGCCGCTCTTTGTTGACCAATTTGATTAAGACGGACAAATGGAGTGTAGGAAAGTCCATGATTAAAAGACTGAAGATTGTAATTGGATACCCAACTGACCTGAGTTGCCCCTCTGACAAATAAATTATTTTTAGTGGCTTCAAAATTAAGGATGCCGTTTGCATCGTAAGTTCTGACGCCAAATGATGGAGATGTCTCTGGTAATTCAAACGAAGGCAAAAAAATCATGTAGTCGAATGTTACTGGCGAGTCTGCGACAAATATGATTTTATCACTAGCGATTACTGTTTTTGCCGACACTACAACCGCAGAAGTGTTCCGAATATAAACCAAAGGTTGGTTTACTATAGCTACCGGAAGATCGATTGAATAAACGTAACCATTAACTGGACCGATACTTGGGAAGTCAATAGGATAACCACCCGATATGCCTCCCAATATAAACGTGCCTTCAATTGGACCGCTAACTAGGGTTGCTGTCCCGCTGGCAAATAAAGGATATGTGTACCCATTAGTTAAATCCTTACCGCCTAAAAGTATTCCGTAGCTCATTTAAAACAGATAACTCTTTGAATGGCGCCATAATACAAGTAAGAATCGTTGTATGTTCCTGTTGACGCGGGGCGTGACCAGCTAAGAGTTGTCGATGACGTAAGAGTGTGCGAAACAGGAACGCCACCATTTGTCGCTTGAACAACCACGTAATTACAATTTGGCAAAGTGACGTTCCCAGAAGTGGCTGAGTTTAAGGCAAATTCTACAACGCCAACACACATAGACATATTTTCAAGGTCTTCTACCAATACTCCTTTGTGGTCTCTGACCTGTATCCCGTAACTCATGCCGTCAAGTCTCCTATCTGCACACGCAATACACCCGCACTGTCAAATACCTTGATTACCTTATCCGTCATTTCCATACGTTCGTTACTGAGTGCAGATCGCATTCTGAACTGCCCCGTGCCGACAATGTCTAGACCATATTTGCCAGGCGTACCCGTGTAGCCAAGATAAAAACCCTCTACCGAATTACTCCAAGTTTTGCCGGCGCTAGATATGGCCCCTCCACCAGATAGCGTGATACCACCACCTGTAATTGTGGTTCCGGTATTTAGAACGCCTTGAGTTACGTCGCCTTCTAACCCAGGCACCCAAGGCGAAATTTCAGTTTGTCCGATTCCTGCTTCGCCAAAGTAAGGCATGGTGACAAACATATACGAATCAATGCCGCTTGTGGTTGCGCTTTTTGAGACGATAAATCGAGCGGAGGTAGCGCCAACTGGAGCAATACAAACTTCACCAATTTGCTTATACTGAGCTAAAGTCGTTCCGCCGGCGAACTCTGCATTATTTGTGGAGCCATTTATCGAGCCTCTTGATGTGCCCACCCCTATATTTGTGCCCGCCGAGTTGAAGAAGTCGATATACACACCAACGTTGCAGCGAATCGCTCCGGTAAAAGCGTAAGCCTCATATCTTTTACCCGCTACAACTGGAATTCTGTTTGGCGTATCGATAAAAAAAGCACCAGTCGTTGCCGCTCCGTGTGTCGCATTTATCTGTTGAATGTAAACTGTTCCGTAAGGAACGCCACCGTCTTTAATGCACCATCCGGTAAGGTTTAATCCTGCCACGCCCCCCTGGCCGTAAAAGCCTGTAACGCCAGACACCATTCCCGCATTTGTTAAAAGATTCGTTCCGCGACCAGCGGCAAGATTTGAGCTATTTGCACCCACTGTTGCATAAGCTGCTGCGGTACTTCTCTCCAAACGAACAACGGTTACTTTATCTGTGAATCCACCTGGATTAACTGTACAAGTAACAATGGCTGACTTTGAAATACCAAAGTTGGCTGATGTAACTGTATAAGTCGAAGTAGTAGAAGTTATAGGCGCCGTTTCACACCCAACTTGTGACCATGTGTAAGTTGCGCCAGTTACACCACTTACCGCCGCATTGAAGACGATGTTTGCTTGAGAACCATCTAGAGTGCCATCTGTTGCCGTAAAAGAAGATTGACGATCTGGTGTAATAACTACTGATGGGCCTTGAGGACCAGCTACACCATCATCACCGTCTACACCAATTACCCCAGCTTTAGATTTCGCTATAGAAAACACAGACACCAGATTAACTCCACTCTTGCTAGCGGTGAAAGTAATAGTGCCGGTATCTCCCGTTAAAGCAGTTACAGTTTGTGTCCTGCTGGTAGTAGCCTCTGTACAGGTGACACCTACTGACTTGACTACTGAGTATGTCCATCCGTTAGTAGAGTCATCCACCACGCCATAGAACACACTCATCGTGGTATTACAGCCAGCGAAGTTGCCTCCAGTTCCATCATTCAAAGTGGGAACTACGTGCGCTTCGTTACTTAACATAGACACGTAGGGAGACAAGCCTATAGCGCCATACAGCGTCCAATAAGTATTGGAGGTTGTTGGCATTGTAGGTGGCAAAATAGAGCCACAGAGGTATTAGTCAGAATGCAAGACCAGCTAGATCCATTATGTAAAACAATATCTCCTACTACATAACTTGTGGCTGTAAGCCAATCCCCTTTGAATACATTTCTAGTGGCATTATCTGCTGGCTTTCCAGTACCGGAAATTGCAGGCCAGGAATTAATATTGGCTGCTGTCGTGCCTCCGATCGTTACCGTTGTGCCGTCATAGGTAAATCCAGTCCCAAGACTGAACTTATAAGCGCCTCCAGTCTTGCCCATGTAGAAACCGTCGCCGGTCGCATAAGCGGTTTGACCGCCTCTGATAAACCCTGACGCGTCTAGCGTTATTGTTCCAGCCGTTAGGTTCCCCATGTTCGCGCTTAATGCCGCCAGGTTGTTGACTGACATTTTGTCGCTGGTAATGGCGTTTGCTGCGATCTGCGTTGCGGTAATCGTTCCGGCCGTCAATGCGTTCGCATTTACCGTACCAGTGACAATCAGAGACCCATCAATCAACGTTGCTTCCAGAATGCTCACAGCGACGCCAGCGTTATTGATAAACACCATGCAATCAAGCTCCGACAGACTCGGTTGCGTATTTGAAGTTTGGAATACTGTTGGGCTGCTAAAAAGCCAATACACGAATTTCAAGTTCGTGTTTCCGTTAGCGATCGAATAGCTCACGCCATCGTAAACGATAGTCGCGTTCGCCCAAGCGATGTAGAGAGGCGATGGAGTGTTGTTCGATACCGTATATGTCATTGGCGAATACTATCTCAGTGATGACTTATTTGCAACACTAAAAAATCATGTGTTGTTTCGTTTTGATTTTTTCAGCAGTCACAGCACCGGCCGCAATGTTTACCGAAACGATGGAGTTTGGACCGACCGCCGGTAGCGCTAATGGATTGCCACTCAACTCGCTTGACAGCGCCATGCTATCGGCTCCAAACACATCATAAGCGCCAATTCGAACGTACCAAACATCTGCTGGGTCAAGTGGAACGCTGCTAATGCTCACGGTTGATGCCATGCCAGCGAACTTCAAAGTTCCCGCGCCAGGTGTGAATCCCGATGTTTTCGAGGCCCAAACCATAACGCCAGCCCAATCTGAGGCGGTAGGTTGGTCATAAGTCACTGTGATGCCGAATACAGTTGGTGAAAGGCTTGGTGAAGCGATGGCTCCCATTTGTGCATTGAAAGCGACAATAGAGGCTGGGGTTGCTGACCGAAGGCCGTTGATGCCGGAAACGGCATATACTTTGAAATGCAAGTCGCGGGTAATCGTATCTTGCGCATTCATATCGAGCGTATAGGCGTAGTTGGCACCCGACACGCGATCAGTTCTACGCTTGACTAAGCCAGACCACGTTTCGACGTCATAGCCAAGCGCTTGAGTAACGGCGTCCCACGTCAGATAGCACGTCGGGGTCGTCCAACTTCCACCAACTAACGCCAAATTGACAACAGCGGCCGGCGTGGTCGTTGTCAGTCCAACAACGTGCGTGAATGAAACATCTTGAGACTTCAAGCCAAGAAAACTTGTTGCGAATAGTTTGAATTCGTATTCGCCTTTAACGTCGTACAAGTCAAAGGAAGGCACCGAAATTGAGACGCTATTCCAGTTGCTTTGTTGTCCATCAACGCTGCGCCAACCTATCGTGTATGACTGCTCCGAACCGGTCCAGGAAACTAACGTCTTGATGCCAAATACGCCTGGTGAAATTTCGTAAGCGGAGTCTTGAATTTGAATATTCGTCGGCGCCGCCACAAGTTTTGTAATTGGCGTAATTTGTTGCGATTGAAGCTTTGTGTTGTTTTCAATCATCCCGTACTTGCTCGGGTTATGCTTCAGTGCGGTAATTGTAAATTCAGTGCCGCCGTCGCCTTGACCGATGCCCACGACCCTCGCAAGCATTGGCTCAACGATTGGGTCGGTAATGCCCCACATAGAGTTTAAAAGCGGAGCGCTGACAAGCGGAACGGTCCAGGTGATTACCGAGACAATTCCCGTTTGGTTTATTGGACGATCAACGATAGAACCGTCATCGAGACGTATTGTGATGGTCGAACTCGCAGCCACATCAACCGGTGCGTCAAGTGTTAGGGAAGTTGTGGTCGCCGCGAGTGTGCGACCCGCAGCTCGCTTGCTTGCATCCCAACCCTGAAGGTGACGGTTTCGCTTTCGTACCGCTCAGAATAGAGAATCCACTTTCCTACCCGATGAGCCTGCCCTCGACTCGTACAGCCAAGCGCAATGACCTCTGTTTGACGAACCCCAAAGCGCTCAATCAAATCTGCATCTTCAACGTATTCCGGCTTCTGTCTGTAGCGGTCTGCTGGGTCAGTCCAAGTCACAAGGGCGACGCTGCTTCTGTCTTTTCTGGAAGATCCACTGTACTCAAAGGCGCCATCAATTACGTTCGCAGCGCTATAAATCATGCTTGGGTCAGTCGGCGCATCTTGAGAAAAATCAATCATGCCGCCATTCCAATAGGACATGCCGCGAAACACAGACGAAATATCCGAAATGAGCTTGAACGCCTCCGCTCTCGACTGAAAGGACGTATTGAGAACGAAGCGTGGCTCCGTTGAGCCAAATCCATCGTCAACCATCTCGTCGCAATATTTGCCAATAGTGTATAGCGCCGCCTTATTCAGACTGCCTGAAGTGACGTAGTTGCCGAGACCGTATCGTTTTGTCGTTATAAGGTCATACAGCACCCATGCGGGATTGTTTGATACCGCTAGGTGGAAGGTGCCGTCCCAACCGCCATTTGACGTGCCTGCGCCCGTTGTAGCGTATGTTCTTGTGATCGCGTCATAGTTGCGCGGAACCTTAATGTAAAGACCGTCAACCAAGTAAGAGCGACTTGGCATTGAAGAAAACTGCTCCGAATCCAAACGACAAGCAACGAGCGCCGAATTTGGATAATTCAACTTGGTGTTTACGATCTCAACGCAAGAAGTCAGCATGGTGTCGTTTGCCAAAGACGCAGAGGCCGAATCTGCCGTTATGCGCTGCATTTTGATTGACCATGATGTTGCTGGTTTAGGCAGCGTGATTAGATGACTTCTCTGGTAAGTGGAGCGCGTTTTCCCTTTCACATCAATAACGCCAAGACCGCTATCGACGTAAGCGCCTCCATTCTTCGAAACGAGAAATTGATACGAAACGCTTGTTCCATTCGTGTCGCCATCTGTCACGTTTTGACTGAATAGCGCGGGAATCGTAACGATCATTCGAACCGCATCCGTTATTGGTGATGCGACCGTATAAACGGCTGGCGTTGCTATTTGAACTTGGACTCCAATTTCATGCGGCGACTCGACGCCCTCGTAACCATCCATTTCAAATATGGTTTGCGACTGCGTTCCGCTTCGCCAGTCCCACAGAATGTTGGTAAAGTTAAACGTACCATTGGCGTTTTCAAGCGGTGTGTTGTTGATGAAGATACCCTTTGCACCACCAACGAGACCTCCAATTTCACCTTCGCCAAGCAGATCGACCAAAGTGACCATCGCCCGCGAATGAAGCGTATCTGACGCCTCTACTGGCGCTCTTGCTTGTGGTGCTTCACCGCCGCCGGCGCCAGAGATATTTTTAGTTTCCATTTTCATACCTTAAATCTGATCTACCGTTACTCGCGCCGAGATGGCATGGGAACCAACCAGACAACGCCCGTAAATCAGCGGAACTGGAACGCCTTGTGATGTGGTGTTTACCGGGCCGTTGAAAAAGTAGGACGTGCCGTCATCTCTGGTTGAAGAGTCTGGTTTTTTTGGCATAGGCGTCAACATTTGAATCACACCTGAAACCACCAGGCTCCAGCCAACCTTTGCAGCCATCGCGCCGAGCGGACCCATGAATGGGCTTGCGACGATCAGAATCACACCAATCACTACCTTCAAAGCGCCAGACGCGCCTTCGACGATAGGGACGAACCGAATCTCCTTCAGCTTGCGCTGCATCAGGTATTCATCCGTCACCAATTCTTCAACGTTGCCGTTTTCAGACGTGCAGATAACCCGGTAAGTTGAGTAAATGTGCAGGTTCGACTTGATCCAAGCAAACAACCCAGGTCGGTTGGCATTGATCATGTTGAGCGCTTCCGCCGGCGAGTCAACGTCGAGAGTCCACTCTTTACCGAAGCGTTTGCCCATTACGCCATCAAGATGTATTTTGGTCAGCATTTTTGCTTGTGCCTGTACGTGTGCGATGTGTGTTTTTCCCAATATCCGCCGTAGACATCGCGTCTAGACAGGCGACCCATAAGGTGATGCAGCATCATTCCTTGACCGACGTAAATAGCGACGTGGTTAGGCTTGTCACTGCCCATTTGAATCAGAAATACGTCGCCAGGCATCGCCGAGCCGTCATTGACTAGAGCGAACCCTTCCGCGTCGGCTTCAGTCAAGAACTTCTCGTAATCAACGTTGCCGTCTTTAGAAACGCGCTGGTGGTTTCGCAGACAGATGCCGTATTCGCGCTTGTAGTAATCCACCAGCAGCGAGTAGCAATCGAGGGCGCCAAGAACGTAAGGGCGACCGATGTAGTCAATCTCAAATCCACTTGGGTAGAAAATATGAGGATCTGAAGAAGAGACGGCACCGTTTTCCATAAAAGACGAAGTGATTGCCCAAGGCAAATCTGTCGCCTCGCACCCAACCAAATCGGCCGGCGAGGGTCTGTTATCTGTCTCTACGTGGCTATGCCAAATCGCAATCACTTCACCGGTTTGAGCGACGTCGTCATATTCCGCGATGTCGATAATGAAATGGTTTTCTGGCGTTGTGGAGATGTTCTGACAGACGGCTAATTTTGCTTTCTTGTCATCGCACTTGACGACAAGACCGCAAGCCTCGCGCGGATATGCCGCGATTGCCGCCAGACGCATTTCGTCAGAAAGATCAAGGATGCGATTACCCAAAACGCACCGCCCCTGGAAAGCCACCAAACGGCAGAATGGCTGAATCGCCAAAGCGAACTTTGCAAGACGAAAGGTTTTTGCCGCACTTGTCGTTCGGCTGCGTTGTCGACAAATCCAGAACGTCAAAATAATTTGACTGCGCATACCCACATTCCGCGCTGCGATAACCCCAAGAGCAGGAATTTTGAATGATCTGACGAAACGGCAGCATCACACCCTGCAAGTCAAAAGCGGAAGACAGCTCCCATTCGACTATGTGTCTATTTTCAGAAACCTTCCGCTCGACAAACCAAACGTCATCCTGAAAGTGCTGATTTGGGTCCGCCGTGGGGTTGCCAGCGACGAAATTAACCGCATCGAGATAGCGCGCAAAGGTGCGCTTTCTGGTGATCTTGCATCCAACCAAATCATCGTACCCAGCAAGAAGCGACGAAAACGAACCGTCGATATTTGCAAGTCGAATAGATGGTCGCGGCTGCGTTCCTTTGGAAGACACGTCAAAGCCTGTTGCTTCAATCGGCAGGGCGGTATAAGTGATGCCGCCCCAAACGACGTTTTGTCGGAACTCATTTTTCCCAGCGTGAACCCTAACCGTGTCGCCACCTGGGAAGTTGGTCATATCAATTTCGAACAGCTCAATCAGAGCGGACGGCGAAAGCGATTGAATTTCTGATTCGATTGTCATTTACGCTTCAAACACCTGTTCGAACGTGCAGGAGATTGTGGTGACGCCTCTGTCTCGCACCGAAACCCATTCTCGACACACGTAGACGCCCACTTCATTGAGTGGATTTGTCCAGTTGAACGCCTCGGTGGCGTTTCGAGCGCGTAAAAAATTAAGCACCGATAGCGCTTCAGACATACTCATCTGAAACGTCAAGCTCCAGTGCATCGGAGCGCTATTGATGCCGCTCGCAACACGCACTTCGTAGCCATCGCCGAATTTGGTAGCGACCACGTTGGGCTTGCATGTGTGCTGTGAGTTTGTAGTTGGAGACCAAGTAAATGTAGTTGCTGGCATTTCGTAATCCTATGGACGCTCAATTGTACGTCAGTTGTGACTTAACTGTAAAGGATGCCGCCAGGTCTTTTTTGCGTCACCATTTCATCCTTCACAACAGAGCGAACCCGATCGGCAAGCTTGCGCCAAACACCGTTGTCGTCACCGGACGTACTTGAGTTTGAGCTTCCGTCATTATTGACGGTGATGCTGATGGTTACATTCTGACCGCCGCTTCCAGACACGGTCACTGGGATGGATCTTCCGTCCGGAAGCGGAACGTAAGCTTCTGGCGTTCTGCCTTCACCAAACATCGCGAGCTGCGGAGAGTTGGCGACTCCACCAGTCGAGTAAGCGCGAAGCGGCATAGACCCGCTCGGTGTCATGATGCCGCCGTCTTTGAAGAAACTACCGATCCAACTTCCGAAGTCGCCCAGCATACTGCTGCCGCCCGACGCGAAGGAATCTTGCGCCGCGAGCATTGCTGTTTGCTGAGAGAACATATTTGTTCCATAAGAGGCGGCGGTTGAGAAATTACCAGCCAGGCCGCTCGTCATGCCTTTGATGTCAACTCCCATCGAGCCGCCAATACCACTGGCGCCACTAATACCGCCAAGCGCATTTGCGGCGGTTGCAGCGCTCATCGCTAAAGCTTGAATCGCACCGACAGCCGCCATTTCTGCCGACATCTTGGTGCCGATCCCAACTGTGCTTGCGAGCGTTTTAGCCGTCGAATCGCCCACCGCTGCTGCTGCGCTATTCGCTGCTTTGCTGGTGCCCGTTAAGCTACCCCACAGCTTCTTCAAACCGCTTAAAACACCCTCTTGAGCCGAACCCGTGTCTTTAGATTGACCACCGCCCAGGTTTCTGCCCAAAAAGCCGCCAATGCCTCCCATAACGGCGTTCATACCATCGGCGATGGAACTCTTCAGCATCATCTTCGACAGATCGTTAGCAACGCTTAGCACGTAGCTTCCCCAATCCGCCTTGCCGGTCGTGAGCGCGTCATGCAGCGTGTCGGTAAATCCGTTCGCCCAATTCGCCTCAAGCTGTTCAAGC